TGGTAATTTAAATTGGGTTATGCCTACAGTTGGAGCACAAGGACCTACCGGAACTGTCGGACCTACCGGGTCTGTCGGATCAACCGGATCTATCGGTCCTACTGGAACTATAGGAAGTACAGGTTCAACAGGAAGCATTGGAGCTACTGGAGCTACTGGAACTATTGGACCTACTGGCACTATAGGAGCAACCGGTCCAGCAGCAAATCCAGCCAATTATGGTGAAATTAGAATCCAATCTGGGGCTACCGGAACAGTATTTAATGGTGACGGATTTACTGGAATTTTAGGATGGAATTATTCTGGACCTTCCGCTAATACTACATTAGAAATTGGATCTCAAGGCAATAATAAAATTACTGTTACTTCAGGCGGAATGTATTACATAACAGCAAATGTTGTTACTGATAATATTAGCACCACTGACAATTATCACACCGCAATATTTATCAATGGAGTTAAACAAGATTTTTCAATTGCAAGTTATGTTCAGTCAATAAGCGGAGTTCAAGTATCATTAAATATGAATATTTCTGGACTTGCTCAATTAAGTGCTAATGATGTAGTTGAAATAAGAATGGCTAGTTCAGTAGCAATAACGACAATCATAAAAAATGCTTCATTAACATTATTTAGTATTGGAGCTAATGGTATTCAGGGCGCAACTGGACCAACCGGACCAGTTGGTCCAACAGGATCAATTGGAGGTCAAGGCTCTCCAGGCGTTGCAACAAATGTATTTAATATTTGGAATAATGGTGTAAGTTTAGGTGCATTTCCAACAATTAATTTACAAGGAGAATTGATCGGAACTACTGGTCCAAATAATTCTGTAAATATTTCCTCTAATGGTGATATTATTCAAGCTGGTGTTACTGGTTTTGGATTTACGGGACTGTATGTTGCTCAAGTTTCAGGGGCTATGGTTAAATGGAATAGACCATTTATTACGTCTGTTGCTCAAGGCGCTCTTGGCTATACTAGTATTGGAACTGCCGCCGCACACATTTCAGTTAATCAATCTGCATATTATCAAGTAAAATCTAAAATTAGCTTTACTGGTTTGCCATCTGGTGCAACAGTTCAAATGCAGCAAGTTCTTGGAGCTACTGGTGCGGGAGCTATAGGTAACGGAACTCCAATTGCACAATCTGTGGCATTTTATCATAATTATGGTAACATTGCGGCAGATATTGGGCACGCAACTTTATTTAATTCTTATGATGTTTACATTCCATCTGGAGTATCAATTGAAACATATTTGACATATACTAGAGGATCTGGTGGAGGTAGTCCAATTGTATTATCTCCAACTGGCACATTATTTGAAATTCAAATCACTTAAATTATAAGTTTGTCTGATTTAATTTAAAATATAAAAATACAAATTAACGTTATATATTGTGATGAAATTCTTTTTCAGACCAATTAAAGGAAAGACATGAAAGCACCGATTAGTTTTTGTATTATTACTAAAAATGAGCCATTATTAGAAAAATGCTTGTTATCCATAAGAGATCATGTAAAAGAAATTGTTATAGTAGATACTGGGTCTACTGATGGAACCGTTGAAATTGCAAAAAAATATGCAGATATTTTTGAAATATATACTGATTGTAATGACCCCAAAACTGGATTAATTGAAGATTTTTCACAAGCGCGTAATAGGGCGTTTGAATTAGCAACTCAGCCATGGGTTGGATGGATTGATGGCGATGATATTTTAGAGGGTGGGGAAAATTTATATAATTTAGTTAGCCCGCCCTCAAACAATGAATTGAATGCATTTATGTTTCCATATGAATATTCATATGATGAAAGTGGCAATTGTACTTGTAGACATTATCGTGAAAGATTGTTTTCTAATAAAAATAAAGTCAAATTTGTAAATCCTGTGCATGAGGTAGCAGTTCCAAATGCTGGTGTAAATCCATTTTTTATTCAAAATGATTCTGTTATTTTTAAACATCAAAGACAATATGGAAATAAGGCGCCTGAAATTGGCAGAAATTTAAGAATTCTTAGAAAATATTTTGAAAAGCATGGAGATTCTGATGCTAGGCAATTATATTATCTTGGATTGGAATGTTATAATGCTGGATTAACAGATGAGGCATTAGAGATATTGACCAAATATATAAGCAAAAGTGGATGGGCAGATGAAATAGTAATGGCATTATTGAAAAAATGCGATATTTATTTTGGTCGTCAAGATTACGCTAATGCGATTGAATGTGGTTATAAAATTTTATCATACAAAGAGACTTGGTGTGAAGGATATTTTATTTTAGGTAAAGCATATTATTATTTGGCATCAGCAGGCGGTTTAGAAGAAATGCGCAATTGGGAAAGATGCGCTAATTTCATTAAAATTGGATTAGGCTTTCCTCCAACTAAAACATTATTATTCATAAATCCATTAGATAGAGATATTGATATTCATAGATATTATAATATGGCTTTAAATAAAATTGGAGATATTCAAGGAGCATTAGATAGTGCTAATATTGGATTGCTTAAATCTCCAAATGATGTTGGGTTGCTGTCTAATAAGAAAATATATGAAACATTTCTTACAAAAAATGGCGCAAATATTGCTATTAATGAATTGATTACAAAAAATATAATAAGTAAGACTTCTTATGATTTGATTATTAAATTAATTAATAATGAATCTATTGAACAAGAAACAAAAATGACATTAGTTTCTGAATCTTTAAATAAAAGTGAATGGAATATTCCAGAATCATTAAGTTTTGATAGTTTACCATTAAATATTTCAGACAATCAATTTGAATCTTTAATAATAGAAACTTGGAAACAATTTATGTTGCAAGATGAGGTGTCTGCGGCAATTATTTTATTAGAATCGGCTCCATTAAATAAAGAATCATTAAGTATTAAAAGCGCAATAAAACTATCTAAAGAATATTTAGAAAATAAAGATATATTAGTTAAAAATACTAATATTTTAGATATAATATTTTATGCTGGAAATGGAGTAGAAAATTGGAATCCAGATACAGTTAAAAAGACTGGTATTGGTGGGTCAGAGCTAATGCTTATGGAGCAAGCAAAACGTTTTGCTAAAATGGGACATAAGGTAAGGGTATATAATAGTTGCGGGACTGAGGGAGTTTATGAAGGAGTATCATATCAATTAACTGAGAGATATCAAAATTTAGTTTGTGATGTATTAGTTGTGTCACGCAGAGCTGATATGTTAGGAGATCAGTATAATATAAGCGCTAAATTAAAATTACTGTGGGTTCACGACATATATGCTATTAGGGCGACAAATGAATTATTGCTAAAAGCTGATCGTATTTTAGCCTTGTCAGAGTGGCATAAGCAAAATTTGATTAATTACCATGATTTAAACACTGAACATATTATAGTTACTAGAAATGGTATTGATTTAAATAGATTTAATAAAAATATTAAAAGAGATCAATTTAAATGTATTAATAGTAGTTCTCCAGATCGTTCGTGGCCAATATTGTTAGATATTTGGCCAGAAATTAAAAAACAAGTACCACAAGCCACATTGCATCTTTATTATGGTTTTAAAAATTGGGAATTTAGTGCCCAACACGATCAATTACAAATGGATTTAATTAATAGACTAAAACAACAAATTAAAAATTTAGCTTCATTAGGAGTAGTATTTCATGATAGAGTTAATCAAGAAGATTTGGCTAAAGAATTTTTATCAGCCGGGGCTCTATTATATCCAACATGGTTCACAGAAACTTCAAATATTTCTGGAATGGAAGCTCAAGCTGCAGGATTAAGATATATAAGCTCTAGTATTGCTGCTTTAAATGAAACCGTTGGCAATCGAGGTATATTGCTAGATGGAGTTTGGACTGATAAGTCATACCAAGATAAATTTGTAGAAGAAACAGTTAAAGCATTAAAAAATAATGATAACTCAGATAGATTAAAATTACAGAAATATGCTCAAGAGCATTTTGGACTAGATCAACTTGCTAAAGATTGGGAAAATTTATTTTCCCAATTAATAAATGATTTAAAGGCAAATCCAATAATTCCATATCAACCAACCAAAGCATACCGATGAATAAATACGACGAAAAATTAACTAATTCTTTATTTTTTAATAAAGCATTTCAACCCTCTATTCTAAAAATGGAATCATTAAAACCAAAAGAGCTATTTCCTCAGTTAATTAAATTAAATATAGCTTCTGGACCAAATGTATTTCCTTTTGATGGTTGGGTAAACTATGATAAAGAAGATTTTACTTCTTATTTCTATCATTTAGATTGGCAAGATAAAGAAAAAACAATAGCATATAAATTGGAAGAAATGCCAGAACATCAACAAAAATTAGCTAACTATATGCGTTCTGGTGGTAAAGTACAATCAAAAGTTAAAAATATTTCAGAAAGATTTGAAGAACACGAAGATAATAGTGTAGATATGATCTATTTAGGTCAAATGATTGAACATTTAAATCCAAGACATCAATTACCAGTATTTCTAAATGAATGTTATAGAATGTTAAAGCCAGGCGGATTAATTAGAATAACAACTCCATCATTAAATTTGTTAGTTTTAGCATATGTAAATAATCAAATGGCTTTGTTTGAAAAAGATCAGCCTGATTTTTATAAAAATGCTGATCCTGGTGCCCAATTATCATATTTAATGTTTGGAGCGACTGGAGCAAATTGTACTCAAACAAATTATGAAGGGCATTTCTTTTTGTTTACTGAAAAATCAATGATCTCTTCATTACAATTAGCCGGATTTAAAGATATAGAATTTTATACTGAGACAGGTAAAAGTAAAAGTGATATTATGAAAAATGAGTGTGTGGATGCAGGGGTTAGTCATAGTCTTTTAGTTGAGGCTATTAAATGAGATGCTCAATTTATTTATGTACTAATAAAATTAATGGGAAAGTTTATGTGGGACAAACATGGAATACCATTGAACACAGATTTAATCAACATATTGATGACAAAAGAATGTATTACTTTCATTCTGCATTAAAAAAATATGGTCATATAAATTTTATAATAGAATGTATTGTTATGTGCTCTAATCAGAAAGATGCCGATTTTTTAGAAGAATTATTTATTATTAAACAAAAAATAATTTCATTAAGTGAAAATGATATTTCTAATATAAAAAATAGTGAAAATAATTTAAAATCTTGTAAAGATTTATGTGAAAAATATAATATAAGCAAATCCACCTATTATAGAATTAAGCGTGGTAGAAGATGAAAATTGGGATTATAACAACTCATAGTTTTCCTGTAGCTTTTAATAAAATTCATACAGGAGATATAGTGATTGTAGATCTTGCCAGGTCGTTGGATGAAATGGGGCATGAGGTTCATATATATGCTCCAGAGGGCACCTATTGCCCTCCTAATGGCAAGACTTTTAATATGAGAGCTAGCTATGGCAAATATCCTCCAAGGGGCGAGGATTGCGAATTAGAGTGTTATCAAAATCATAAAGAAGAATTAAGAAAAGAAGATATTGTACACGACTTCTCAGTAACTAAACAAATCGCTCAGTCATTAGCTAATGAAGGTAAAACAAATTTAATATCAACAATAATGGGTGGTCCATGGTTACAAAGCCAACCCCCACACAATTTAGTAGTTTGGTCTAATGCTCATAGAGATAGAGTTCTTAAAGGGCTTACAGATTATGAAAATACTCCTCTTGTTGGGTTGGCAGGAGCTAATGGATTCCCTGTAAAAGAAGCTCGTGTAGTTTATGGAGGTATTGATACAGATTTTTATACTCCAACATATGAGAAGAAGGATTATTATCTATGGTTGAATCGTTGGCATATTGCAAAGAATTATAAAGGTGCTATTGAGTTAGCAAAAGCTACCGGAATAGAGTTAGTGATGGCAGGAGAACATCCAGACAATGAAATGTTTGAATACCAAAGAAATTGTGCTTTAGAGGCTGTTGAGTTAGCTAAAGGTTATTCAAATATTCATTTTGAATTTTTACCATTAGATCCAGATCATCATACAGCAAAAAGAGAGTTATATAGACAGGCTAAAGCTCTGTTATTTTTAGGAGTTTTTCAGGAACCATTTGGATTGTCTCAATGTGAAGCCATGGCATGTGGCACTCCAGTAATTGGATTTAATTATGGATCAGTTCCAGAAGTAGTTTCTAATGAAATAACTGGATGTGTAATAAACAATAATATGGAAGATTTAATTAAGTCATTAGAATCAATAAATAAAATAAGTCCAGCTGTATGTAGAGATTTAACAGTAGAAAGATTTGATCGAAAAGTTATGGCTCAATCATATTTAAAAGAATATTTAAATATTTTAAACGGGTGATTGGAAATTTGTATTAGTTTATAACATATTTTTATTTTGAGGATATAGAGCTTGTGTAGTGTTGCATCACCTAAAAGGAAATTACAATGGAATTAGATAAAAGCACGCCGGATTGGAATTTACCAAGTTTTCATGAGGGGACTTATTGGAAGCAGTATTTAAATGGTGGAAGAACATTTATTGATATTGGTGCTCATGTTGGGACCTGGACTATTAATTTAGCTAAATACTATGATAGAGTGATTGCATTTGAACCAGATCCAAGAGGATATACGGCATTAAAGAGAAATCTTGAGCTTAATAACATAAAAAATGTTGAAGTTATACCAAAGGCTGTTTCTAATAAAACTGGAACTGTAAAATTTAATTTATTTTTTAATCCTTGTACTAATACTTTAATGGATCCTAAAAAAATGGGTAGAACTGATTTGCCTATTAGTGAGGTAGAGGTTGAGACAGTTTCAATTGATGAGTTTGTTAAGGCTCGCGGTATAAATGATATTGATTTTATTAAAATAGATGCGGAGGGCGCCGAGTTATTAATAGTCGAGGGCGGTCTAAATATGTTTAAAACTCAAACGCCAGATTTTTTTATTGAGATGCATGGATTATTTTATGATCGTTTGAAGAAGATTTTATCATTTGCGGAGTGCGATGTGCTTGATGGTGGAAGGGCTGGGCTTAGTTTATTGAAGCATCGTCATAAATGGCCGGCATTTGAGACAGAAGACTTTCGAATATTTCCTCATGGAACATCTCCGACTGCTAAAGATCAAAAAGAATTACGTTTAAAACATGGTATAGCTTGGGAAGCTCCGGGTGGGTTTCTTGCGGCAGACTATGTTGACAAGTAAGTATTATAATTTTTATTGGCGGAAAATAAAAACTACAATGTAATTAATTTTAAATGGTAAGGCGCGGGTATAATGGCAATTTATAAACAAGAATTTAATGGTAAAGAATTTGAAATTATTGAAGGTTCAACTCATCCGGCTTATTCTATTGAAACATTTAGTGCTGATGAAAAAGAATTTAGACTAAAATATTGGGATATAAAAGAATCGGATGTAGTTTTTGATATTGGAGCATCATATGGTGCATATGCAATATCCGCCTGTGTTATGGGAGCTTCAGTATATGCATTTGAGCCGGAACCATCGGTATATTGTGGGCTAGTTGATAACGTAAATCATAATAATTTAAATAAAAGTTGTTATACTTCTAATGTTGGTATGTGGAGTTCTAAAGATGTTGTTGATATGAAGGAGTATGCGCCTCATTGGCCACCACAGACCATTACTGGCAAATATAATGTAAATACTCTTGATCAGTTTGTTGAAGAATTTAAAATTACTAAAATTGATTGGATTAAAATAGATGTTGAGGGTGCCGAAGAACATGTAATTAAAGGAGGATTAAATACAATTAAAAAGTTCCAACCTAATTTAATTGTAGAGTGTCATACGTTTTTAGATAAAGATTTATTAAAAAATGTTAAAAAAACGCTTGAATCTTTATATAATTATGATTTTGAAGTAGTTAAGAGAGACCCCTGTGTAATGCTTGTTGCAAGAAAGAAAAATAAATGAAATTTGCTTTATTATTTGGGGCTTGGAGCATAGGTGCCAGACCAATAGATTTTAATAATATAATGTTAAATCCAAGAGGGCTAACTGGTTCTGAGCTTGGAATTTGTATGGTAGCTAAAGAGCTAGCCGCAATGGGTAATGAAGTTCATTTATATACTGTTCATAAAGAAAATAAGCCTAAAATGTGGGATTGTGTTTATCTTCATGATGTAAATGAAATACCATTAATTTCTTCAAATACTGATGCTGTTATTTCTTGGAGCGAGCCTGATTTATTAAGATATGTTCCGAATTCTTGTGTTAAAATTTGTTATACAATGTTAAATGATTGGCATTTTAGTCAACCTGGATTTTCAGATGTTACTGATATTTTCGTTACCGTCTGTAATATGTTAAAAGATAGATTAATTGCTAACATGGAACCACATGATCAATCTAAGTGGTCCGTGGTTCCTTTAGGATGTACTCCAGAGCTATATTCAGATCAAAGGGTTCCTGGCAGAATTATTTGGACATCATCAGCAGACAGAGGTTTACATAATTTGTTAGAAATATTTCCAAAAATTAAAAAAGCTGTTCCAGATGCACATTTAAAAATATTTTATCATTTTGAATATGGAAATATTTTGAATGTAGAACCAAATGATACCGCCGCGCATCCCCATATTCGCGAAATGGGAAATAGGTTAAGATATATAAAAGAATCAATTAAGAGATTGAGTCATCTAGGGGTAGAGCATGTTGGACCGGTCAGTAGAACTCAAATGGTAAAAGAATTAAGTGAAGCCTCAATATTTGCAGGTAGTTTTGATACGGTTGCATTTACAGAAGGGTTTTCTGTATCGACACTTGAAGCGTTAGCATCATTTACTGCGCCAATTATTACTGATTGTGATTGTCTTGGAGAAGTTTATACTAACAGTGGCGCGGTTATTGTAAAGAGTCCAGTTAGAGCTAATTTAAATCAATTTGCTGAGGAAGTAATAAAAGCGTTAAAAGATAAAAATCATGCTGATGATGTTATAAATAAATGTAGACAGTTTGCAGAAAAATATACGTGGAAAAATACAGCAATTCAATTACAAGGATTAGTTATTAACCACTCAAAATTCAATGAAAGTTAAAAATATGAAATTTAGAGATTTTTGTTATTGGCTACAGGGGCATTTAGAATTAAAAAATAAAGATGATGTTATGAGTTTTGATCAAATTGAGATAATTCAACAACATTTAAATTTAGTTTTAAATAAACATCCACAAATGGCGCTTTATAAACCAAATAATTATAAATTTGAAAATTCTGGAGTTTCAGGGGCTTCTTGGTCTGCTATACCAACTATACCAACTGGTCCTATTGGACCAACCGGACCAACTATACGAACTATACCAACTGCCTATTGGTCCAACCGGACCATCGTGCTAAAATGAATAATAAAGAATATACAGATTTAGTTGATAAAGAAGAGTTTCCTTTAGACCCATTGGTGCCATTGGATGCTCCTTTCGTTAATGATGCCGGGACAATTCAAAATCTTCTTAATTGTCATATAGGGGCAGTAGCAGTAATTCATAGTAAAAAAGATACGGTGAGATCAAATCACTGGCACCGCGGATCGTGGCATTACTTATACATTCTCTCAGGTGAGGTGAGATACTATGAAAGAAATTTGGATGGCTCAGGATTAATTACTAAGAATTATATGCCAGGTGATATGTTTTTTACTCCACCAAATAAAGTTCATAAGACCGAATTCATGTCAGATTGTGTAATGATTTCTTTGGGCAAAGAATCTAAAGATCACGAAACTCATGAAAAAGATATTGTGAGAGAAGAATTTTAAAAGGAATAATATGAAAGTTTCCAATTGTAGATTATGTAATGGTAATTTAAGTGAACCTAAGCTTAAATTTCCTGCAACCCCATTAGCTAATGAATTTTTGACTACTAAAGATCCGCAAGAACTATTTCCATTAGAAGTATGTGCCTGCAATAAATGTGGGCATTATCAATTAAATGAATCAGTAGCCCCTGAGCGACTTTTTAAGTATTATGTATTTGTTGCTGGAACTAGTACAGTTAATGTTGAGCATTTTAAACAATATGCCATTAATTTGAAAGAAAAATTCAACTTAAAACCTGGCTCAAAAGTTTTAGATATAGCAAGTAATGACGGCGTATTATTAAAGCATTTTAAAGATTTAGATATGAAAGTATTAGGAATTGATCCTGCTGAAAATATTGCAAAGATAGCTAATGAGAATGGCATACCTACTATAGCCGATTTTTTTACTGAATCTAAAGCAAATGATATAATTAAAGAATATGGTAAATTTGATTTAATCACAGCTAATAATGTTTTTGCTCATGTACCAGATATGATTGGATTTGCTAAGGGTGTAAAAAATCTATTATCGGATAATGGAATATTTTCATTTGAAGTTTCTTATTTCGGAGATGTATGTGATCATATTTTATTTGATACAATTTATCACGAACATAGCAGTTATCATACTATAACTCCTTTAGTGTCATTTTTTAAAAGTGTTGGTCTTGAATTAATTGGTGTTGATAGAATCCCTACTCATGGAGGCTCTATTAGGGTATATGTAACTCATACGTTGGCATCTAATGATTTCAGATATGAAGTATTATATAAATCTACTGTTTTTGGGCTATTAATGGCAGAACGAGATATGAAAGAGCGCGTTAAATCATTAGCAACTAATATTAGGCTTCTTGGTTTAGAATTACGTGAAATGCTTAAAGAAATTCGATACGCAAGAAAATCTATTGCTATTTATGGGACACCAGCTAAAGCGACTACACTTATGTATGCTCTTGGTATTAACCATCAATGGATTGAATATGCAATTGATGATAATCCATTAAAACAAGAAACTTATACTCCAGGAAAACACATTCCAGTATATAACTCTCAGTATTTGAAAGAGTACCCAACTGATTATGTATTAATATTGGCTTGGAATTTTGCAGAGTCAATTATTAAAAATAATTCAGATTTCAAAGGTAATTGGATAATTCCAATTCCTGAACTAAAGGTAATATAAAATGAATTTTGAAAATAGATTAATAAATAGATTAGTATCTCCAACTAAACATGTTTTAGTTGTTGAGGACTATATTAGTAATCAAAAAAATATAGCAACTCATTTTAATAATGTTTTTGATGCAGATAGCATTGTTCAATTTAGTTTTGTTGCGGGTGCATTAGCAGCGTCTGCTATTATTGAAAAATGTAAAATTGATGTAATTATTTTAGATCATGATTTGCCAGAAGGTAATGGATCAGATTTACTTAATTGGCTTAAAGAAAAGAATATAAATATTCCAGTTATTACTTTCTCGGGCATTGATTATAATAATGATCATATGATGAATCTTGGTGCCAATTATAAGTTTAATAAAAGTGAAGTTTTTAATGGGCTAGCTGATAATATTATTAAACAAATCTTAACATTAAATTCTGGAATTGCAGAAGAATATGTTAATAAAGTCTGCATTAATCAGCCTAATGCCAGAAGATATTGGATTACTCCAGAAATGATGGTTGGTGGCTCTATTATAGATGCAGAAGATTATGAACACATTAAATCTAAATTTTATATGCATGGAGTTTTGAATGTTGAAACTGAGCATTTAGATTTTGGTAAAGGTATTAATATAGATGAATTGTGCGAAATACAAGTTCCAGATAATGGGACTCCATTTCCTTTAGAATATGTACAGAGAGCCGCCAAATTCACTGATGAGTTTTTAACTAAAAATAAAGGCAGAAAAAATTTATATATTCATTGTCAACAAGGCGGTAGCCGATCTCCAGCATTTGCTTATATGGTCTTGAGGCATCATTATAAAATGAGCGAGTCAGATGCTTTAGGTCAAATAAGAGGCTGTGTTCCTAACGGTAGTACTTATGGCTGGCACGAATATCACCAACGATATTTAAAATCAATTGAAGATGGGATTAAAAATTTATGAATAATGTTGCAGAATATTATATTAATGAATTAAGTCCTAATAGACCACTAATTGCTAGATATTGGATTACTCCAGAAATATTGGTAGGTGGTAACATTCTTAATATGAATGATTTAAATCATTTAGTAAATGATTATGGTATTAAAAGCATTATAAATGTTGATGCTATGCAAAATCATACTGGGGCTATTGAAAATCTATTGCAAGTATCTGTATTAGATAATGGTAATGGATTTTCTGAAAAAATAGTTCATAAAGTAATTAAATTTGCAAAAGAATATGGATCTGATCCAATTTATATCCATTGCCACATGGGTTATTCTAGGAGCCCTCATTTTGCATATGCAATTTTAAGAAGTTTCGGTTTATCACAACAAACTGCTTATAATAAAGTCAAATTATCTTTACCATCACATAATCATGTATGGGGCTTCAGTCAGCATACTACAAGTTATATTGATTCAATAGAAAAAGCCCTGGCTACTTATAAGGATTAATATGCAAAAAATATTAGTAACAGGTTCGTGCGGGTTTATTTTTAGCAATTTTGTAAGAACATATGCTACAGATGGGTCCCCATATAGATTTGCAAGTGTAGATAAAATTATTGCACCATATAATTTGGCAAATATATATAATCATAATTATCACAAATTTTATATGGGTGATATCGCAGATGAACAATTTATGAATAATGTTTTTGCTTTAGAAAAACCTGATACTATTATTCATGGGGCAGCTGAATCATTTGTTGATGATTCAATTGCTTCTGCCAAACCATTTATACACTCAAATGTCGTGGGTACACAGGTAATGGTTGATTTGGCTTTAAAACATAATGTTAAAAAGTTTCTTTATATATCAACTGATGAGGTATATGGTCAATTAAAACCTGAAGATAAATCTTGGACTGAAGAAAATCCAATCAATCCTCGTAATCCATATTCAGCTTCTAAGGCAGCTGGAGAACTAATTGTTAGAGCCGCAGGAGAGACACATGGATTAAATTATAACATTACTAGATGCTCAAATAATTATGGCATGCGTCAGCCTCCAAGGAATTTAATGCCAAAAATTATTACTTGTTTATTAAATAATCAAGAGATTCCCATTCATGGATCAGGAAAACAATATCGTGAGTGGCTTTATGTATTAGACCATTGTAATGCTGTAATAAAAGTTTTAGAAAATGGTAAAAATAAAGAAATTTATAATATTGGGTCAGGTTTAGAATTAACTAATCTACAAGTAGTTGAGACAATATCTAATATAATGAATATTGCTCCAAAAATTAAACATGTTAAAGATAGACCGGGACATGATTTTAGATACTCTGTTAATTGTGATAAAATAAAAGAAATTGGATGGTCTCCACATTTTATTAATTTTGATAATTGTATTAAAATGACTATTAGTTGGTATAAAGATAATTTGAATTTTTATAAATGAATTTTTTATTAATTGGAAATGGTGTTTGGGGAAAGAATTATATTTCTACATTTAATAAATCATATCCTCAACATAATTTAATTGTAGCTAATCGTTCTAATTGGAAATCATTAATAAATGAAAATCCTGATGGAGTAATTATAGCAACACCACCATCTTCTCACATAGAAATTGCCTCATATTCTTTAGAAAAAAATATAGCAACAATAATTGAAAAACCTTTAGCATTATCTTTATATGAAGCTAAAAATTTAAAACAATATTCTGCGACACCCATACTTGTTAATCATATTCATTTATTTTCATTAGGTTATGAGAGAATAAAAAAATATTGTTCTATTAATAATATTAATAATATTAATTCATGTAATATTGGACAATCATATCATGATGATTGTTCTCCTCTTTGGGATTATGGCGTCCATGAAATATCAATGATATTAGATCTTATTGGTGAAATGCCAAAATCAATAAAATTAAAAACTGATAATAATAAAATATTTTCATTAGATTTAGAATTTAAAAATTCTAAATCACATTCTTTTATAGGTTATGACCAATCTATGTCAAAACATAGGGTAATCAATGTTAATATTGATGGAATATATTTATCTTATGATGATTTACAAAGACCATTAAATCATATGACGCCATTAGAAAATGTTTTGCGCATATTTTTTAATGCTATTTTTTATAAAAAAAGTTTGGGCACAGAGGGATTTTATGATGAAAGAATGGGGCTATCTTTAAGTTTTAAAGTGCTAGAGGTATTAGATGAATGTGAAAAATATTTATCAAATAAAAATATATAAGCATAATATGTAATTATATTGGAGAGTTTTAATGACCTATTTTAATAATATTACCAAAAAAACACAAGGTAAAGATTTTAATTTTTATCAAAAAATAGCCGTTTCTAGTATTGTTTTTGGTGTAGGCACAGATTTACAACAACCAGATACAATTATTACATTTGCAAACTATGGATTAATATTAACTAATGAAACATCTGGACAAATAATAGAGGTTTCATTTAACGGAAATACTGTCCACTGTGAATTAGATGGAACAGCTACTTCCACAACTAGAATTTTAAAATTTTTGGGTAGACAGGTTTCAATGATTTGGTTTAGAGTAAAATCTGGATCAGCTGGACCAATAAATGTAACAGTAACTGCTTGGTAAGTTATATAAAGTTATTATGAAGAAAGTAAGAAAGCTAATTAAAAATAAATGTGAAATAGCTGAATGTAATGTTACTGATCCAAATTTACTTCAACTGCATCATATAGTTGAGCAAACAAATATAAATTGTACTAATCATAATATGAATTTAGCCATTTTATGCGGAAATTGTCATTTATCTCTTCATTCTGGTAGCCTCAAAATAATTGGAGTATATCCATCAACTCAATTGCCAAATGGAAGAACATTAGTTTATGAAATAAATGGGAAACGCAATATTGACATAGATGATTCATATATAAAATTTAAAAATAAATCTATAAAAATTTAAGGAAAGAAAATGAGTAATTTTGAACTAGATCCAAATACAAAAATTAAAGTTGAATCAGAAAAAAAAACTAGACAAAAATTATTAGCTGATGCTAGGAAACAAGGTTGTGAAAAAGAAATGTTAATTCTTTTTAGTAAATATGATAAATTACTTCGTAATTGTTCAAATCAAAAAGAAAGAGAAGATATTGGTAAGCTTGGCGCAACGGAGATTTTTTTCTTATTAGGCGGCGGCGGCGAATTATATATTAATGGTGAATTAATAGTTAAAGATGATTAAAATGATAATAATTTATATATATCAAAATAAAATAAATAATAAAATTTATGTGGGGCAAACTAAGAATATTAATAAAAGAAAATCTCAACATAAGGCAAAAATTTTAAATAAAGAATACAGGCACCCACTTTATGATTCTATAAGAAAAAATGGTTTAGATAATTTTAATTTTTTAGAATTAGAGCAGATAGAAGATATTGATGCAGATAGCGCGGAACGATTTTGGATACAATTTTTTAGGAGTTGGGATAGAAATTTTGGCTACAATATTGAGCTAGGTGGATGTAAAAATAAAACTGTATCTGAAGAAACCAGAAAAAAAATTTCTAAAGCAAATAAAGGAAGGTGTCATAATTCAAAAGAGCATATGGATAGATTACACAAAGAAACGTCAAAAAGACGTTTAGGCACACATTTAAGCACAGAAACTAAAAATAAAATATCTAAAGCTCGTAAAGGATCAAAACATTCAGACAATTCACGACGAAAAATGTCCGAAACAAGAATTAAAAATGGAACGTTTGCCGGCAAAAATAATCCAAATTTTGGAAAAGTAGGAGAGTTAAATTCAAGCGCAAAATTAAATTGGGAAATTGTTAACAATATTAGAGAAGATTACAATCAAGGTCTCAAAGGCAAAAAGCTGATGGAAAAATATAGTATTAGTGAAACTAATATGTATAGAATAATTAAAAATAAAACTTGGAAAATTTAAAGTAATGAAAGAAGGCAAATTATGAGTGATAATAAATTGTATTATGGTGTTGTAATCTGGTTTGATAGCAAAAAAGGATTTGGATTTTTGGAATGGGAAATTGATGGAGTAAAACAGAAAGATATGTTCTGTCATTTTTCAGATATTGCGGCTGACGGCTTCAAAACTTTATATAAAGAACAAAAAATATCGTTTAACCTTGGAGTTAATAAAAAAGGCGACCCCAAAGCAACAAATATTTTAGTTTTAAAAAACTAATTATAGAGCCTGTAATTATTTTTTTAGAATTTGAATTATTTGAATAATAAGACTTAATAATCCTGTAAGAAATAATATTTGAATTTTGTATATATCTTTACTATTTTCTTCTGATATTTTTTTAATAATATCTACTGTCTCATTTAATGTTTCAACTTGTTTTAAAATTTCATCGTCTCTTATTTCTGATGCCTCTAATTCTTTAATAATTTCTTCATTTTGACTAGCAACTTCCATTTCAATTAAAATTGACTTTTTATTTACCTCTAAAACTATTTCAAGATCTCTTTTATTAAGAATATCAATTTTATCAGTCATAATTATTATTTCATTTTAAATTATTATTTAATGGATTTTTAGAATCAATTTGCTTATTCTGTCTTTTATCTTTTCTTTTTTTAATTTTTTCAATTACAACATCACATTTTTCATTTAAATCTTTATACTCTTCAACTATAGCTGGTGCAATATTAAATAGTATATTTGTTTCTATTTCTGATTCAAGCACACTATCAATTGCTGATTTTATTTTTAGACGTGACATCATTTATTTCCTTTTATTATAATCGGTTGCCTATCCATTTCGGCTAAATCTGCATTTTCTTCTGCAAATTTAGTATCATCAACTTGTAATTCTTCAAATTTTTCTTCTTTGATTTGATAAATCGAACGCTCTCTAGATGGAACCGCACCCCCAACACTTAATAATATTTTTTTCTTCTCTATTTTTGGTGCAACTTGACGAACAACTATCTTATCTCGTTTTTTAAATAATGACCCCGTTTCAGCAGATTTATATAATTGGTCTAATGTATAATAATAGTGTTTAGAATCCATCAAATTAACAGTGGTAAATGAGCGAATTGTTAGGTTTAAATCAGATAGGCTAACATCCATTTTTGATATATTTGTAACCCAAAATTCTTTACTATTCATAATATTAATGTAAAAAAAACACCAGATTTAGTGTTTAGATATTCATAAAATTAGCTATTGCTTATTACTTATTATTTAATAGTTAATAATTAAGTATTAAGATTGAGGCATAATGGTTCAAACATTGTATTATTCTCCAGGGCAACAAGCCACAATAATATTAGAAATTATTTCTGATGGTTATCGTGCTAATCCACCAACACTACCTTTAATAAATAGAATAATTTATCCTGGGCTGACTTTGGCATCAGGATTCCCACAATATATGACCCAAATTGATACTGGATTGTATCGTTTTATATTTACTTTGCCAACAGGAGCAGCGTCTGTAGGGACTTATTTAGTTGATGGATATTATATTGATCCTAGTACATTAAGTACTATTAATGCTTTATATCAAGTAGTAGTTACTGCACCATTTGGAATCTATAGTGCAACAGTATAATATTGAGGAGATAAATTAATGGTCGGAATGCCTAAAAGTAGAGGTGAGCTTATTGGTCCCACAGATCAAGTAAATCTTACTGTCCAATTTAGAGATACTAATGGTAATCCAATAGATACGGATAGTATTCCTCAAATATCTATTTTACAACCATCATTATCTGTTCTTTTCCCACCTACTAGTGCTGGAGTTACAAGGATTGGTGTTGGATTATATTCATATACTTATACTGTTGGCATTAATGGTCCATTAGGCGTTTGGAATGATATTTGGATTGGATTTGTAAATGGGTTTAGAGTACAATCATCATTTAGCTTTGTAGTCTTAACAACTCAAGTTCCAGGAATTAATAGTGATGGTTATACAATGCTTGGGGATGATCCCGGCTTCAATTATAGCCAAACTTCTATTAAAAATATAAATAAACTTCTTAAAATATTAAGAGCAAGATTAAATAGCTCTGGAAAATCTAAATCTAAAGATAGTTTTGGAAATGCAATTTATGTTGATTGTGATATTTTTTCTGTAGATATGTTAGTTACATTCTTAGCTACAGCATTAATGGAGTTTAATCAAATTCCATATTTTACATCATTTCAATTTGATGATGATGCATTTATTAATCAATTTGGTGAGGTTTTAGTGGAATATGCAACGTTATATTCTTTAGCTTCTCAAGCTTTAATTGAAAGGGGTAGAGAGTTTCAATTAACAGATAATGGTTTAAATTTTAATCCACCAACAATTTCAGAATTACTTAATACTCAATATGGAACATTACTAAGTAATTATTGGGACAAGATCAAATACATAAAAAATTCATTAAGGCCCTCTCCATTAGGACTTGGAATCTTCTCCATGACTTCTAGCCTTAATCCGGCTATTAGAAGATTAAGGCACACCAGGGAAAGGCGCCTTATTTGATGATAACCACTCATCATTTGGAAATTTAGTCAAAAGATAATTAATACCAATATCTTTTTTTCTTTCAAAACAAGAAATATTATTTGAATATAAATATTTTATTATTTTATAAATATTTTTATACCCACCATAAGACATTATTCTTATAAATGGTGTCGGCAAATGATCATCTAATTTTGTCTTAGATATATTACATTTTTTAATCAAAATTTCTTGTAATGATTCTACAAATTTTGTGGGTCCAACAAAACATAAGTTTAAAAGTTTAATATTTTTATTTTTATAATGTGATTTTAAATATATACTACCATCACTATCAATTAATCCTAAAATATAACTTGAAAGATATTCATCTGGAATATTCGGGAAGTCCATGCCTAATGTTTTATTTGGTTTTACGCCATGTTTTTGTAAATCAGAATTTAATTTTGCATTACAAATATATAGTGAATGAGAAATTGAGTCTGAACCATCTTTCTTTTTTCTATTATGATAAAATTTTACCGGATGATTTGATTTTAAAAAATCTCTGAACCTATAAATATGTTTTTTATCTTTTTCTTGTAATGATAAAACGACTTCATTTCTTTCAGAAATACAACCATCACCAGTTAACATTCCTAACCAATAAGCGGTTTCATGCGAATCTATTTTTTCAAACGCATTTTCATTTAAATTATATATTTGATGACGATGCGAAACGTTTTTTATTTCAATATTATTATTTTTAAGCGCTTTATTAATTGTTTGTTTTGAACAATTAAATTTTTTAGCAATTTTTAATGTTGACTCTCCCAAGTTGTAAAATGATATTATTTCTTCAGTTTGATTTTTTGTAAAATTTATTTTATCCATATGACCATCTCCTATGTTATATGGGGTCTTAGTGATATATCAAAGAAAGAAAGAAAATTTAAATGAGTCATTGGAATCCAAATAATATAAATTGTATAAATTGTGATACTAGAATGTTTGATATTACTGAATTTGATGGCGAGTGGATTCATTGGTGTCCAGGATGTGGCACTTTATTAAAAGCTAATGAATTTGATCCAATAAGTGCATCAGATTGGAGAGTTCCAATTTTATCTGAAATGAATTTTAAACCAAGTAATTCTAATTCAAGAAGAGGATAATACCAATATTTTTATATATAAGCATGCCAAAACATGAAAAAATTCCATTAGAAAAGGTGAAGAAAATTCATCCTGAACAATTGCTTAAAATAATAAATAAAGCAAAGGAATATTTAAAAAATAATGAAACAATGCAAAATATCGCTAAAGAATATGGTTGCGATGTAAGTATTATTGATTTATTTCCAACAATGTTTGGTGATATCGATGTCAGCGCAAAAACTGATCATGGCGTTGTTATTTTAAATTATAAACTTTTATGTGACGGCGATTTCTTTAAAGACTATTCATATTTAATTCATGAATACACACATACATTCCAACAATGCTTTGGTGACAAGCCAACCAAAGGTGCTGATGAAGGTGATTATCTAAAAAACCCTTATGAAGAAGAAGGTTTCCAAAATCAAATTGAATATATTGCCGATGAATTTGGAGAAGACCATGCTGAAGATTATGTAGATAAACTATTAGATCATCATGATAAAGGCGGAAAAGAAAAAGAAAAATTGGAAGAAAAACTAATGGCTAAAGTTTAAAATAATTATATATGGCAATATTTTTTATATTATCATGGACAAGACAACTAAATTAATCAAATTTGCAGACCAAATATCTAATAAATACGCTCAAAATTTTAAAAATCTTGATCTTAATAGTGCATTAACCCAAATATCTGTTAATGTTTTATCATTAGCATTAAAAGCCCGAAATAGTGTCGCAGTAGTATCACTCGCACTTATACCATCAACAAATAATCAATATATTAAAATTATTACTAATAGAGCTTATAAAATTCAAAAATTGGTAACAGAGAATGACCCTCGAAATTTAAATATAGAAGTTAAAACATTTATTGAAGATATTAAAAATATAAAGCTTGAGAATGCAGAGCCACAGCTGAGTGAATTAGCACAGCTTCTCAATAAAGTAATGTCAACGCGTTGGGAATAAATTTACTATTTTATAATAGAATTAAAACCTCATATTTATATATTTATAAAAGTTATTTAATATATTGAATAAATTTACATATATAATATGTCGTACTATTTACTTCCACTTAAAGTTGGGACTGATTCTGCCACTTCTTGCGGAGATGGCTATCAAATCAATTTAAAATGGTTTAAAGCTTATCCTAATATTAAAACTAATAAAATTGCTTATAATATTTATTATTCTACAGATCAAGACACTGTATTTGGTGAGGGCGTAAAATTAGTATCAATAGACGATAGTACTAGCGTTAACATATTAGAATTAGACCCTGGACAAACTTATTTTTTTGCAGTAAGACCAGTGGAATATGATCCTAATTTATTTAACTATTCTCTTTTGCCAACAGTTTTTGATAAATTTAAATATCTTCCAAATAGTTTATTAAGAAATAATATTACAGCTACAGATCTCATTATTCCTTTATTAGATGTTGATGGGTTCCCAATGAGTGGTGTCGCCAAAATAGGCGCAGAACTTATTCACTATTATACTGTAGATACAATTAATAAAAATCTATTATTAGCAAATTTATCACAAAGAGGATACAATAATACTCAGCCAAGATTTCATAATGTTGATGGTTATGATGGCTATCATATACAAGATCCAAATGTAATATTTTTTGTTTTACAAGAAAGCAATATTTATGACAATATTGCCATTTGCCAATCAAGATTTGAATTTCCAAATAATTCTTTTACGCTTGTTGATGGTTATAAACAAGTTCTTACAGATATTTTAACAACAGATTTCTCTGGTAGTGATGCTTTTAATGAATCATTTCCATCATATGATTTTGCTGGATGGCATAGAACAGATCCAACATTATTACTTAATGGTGAATGTGTTGGAAGCTATATGGGCGGCTATATGTTTTGCGCTGATGGATATAATGGTGTTGGAAGGCAAGTAAGAGGATTATCATTCCAAGATCATAATAATCAACGTCAAGAGTTTTTATTAGATGTTGATGGGGAGCCAGTTGTCTTATTAAGAAGATCACAAACTGGAATTGTTTGTGCTTGCTATATTCCTTCTAGTGAATATCCAGATGATAGGTGTCAAAAATGTTATGGCACAAAATTTGTAGTGGGATATAGTCAATTTTTTAATCCAAGAAGATCTGATAGGAGGATTCAAGTTAGATTTAGTCCTTCTGATGAAGATTTAAAAATGTATGAAGGCGGATTGGAATCTGAATTTCAAACAGATGTATGGACTATTACAGTTCCAACGATTAAAGATAGAGATGTATTAGTTAGATATGATCAAAATGATAATGAAGAATATCGTTATGAAGTTCTTTATGTTAATAGAAACAGGACTATTAATAAATTAGAGGGCGGACAAAAAATGAAGGTTCAGAGAGTAAGAAAAACTGATCCTATTTATAAAATTCCAGTATTTAAAAATGCGTCATTATTTCCATCGATTGTTAATACGGGAATTGGTTTTGCATTAGGAATTCCGCCACATACACATGAAATTGCTAGAAATGAAAATAATCCAAATCTATTTGCACAATTAACTAGTATAAATCAAGGACATAATCATCCTGTTCGCCTTCATAATGGAGTGTTGACAGTTGAAGAAGTTTTGGGGCACTCACATACTTTAACGCTTTAATGAATAAATTAGCATACAATTTGAGAAAAATAAATGGTTAAATTTTATAAAAATAATCCTCCAAATTCTAGATTGGCATTAGATCGATATGATTTTAATAATCATATTGATGGATATGATTTTCGACAAAATGCCACAACTATTGATTTATTTCCAACATTAATTATTGATGGCTATCCTCAAACTAACGTGCAAAGCGCTATTGAGAAATTAAATTCAATTGTTACACCTCCACCATTACCAGATGCAACTACTACTGTTAAAGGTATAGTTAAATTAGCTGGAGATATTGCTGGAACAGCAATAAATGTTACTGTTAAAGGATTACAAACATATCCTGTTTCTTCTGTACCACCAACTAATGGGCAAGCTTTAATTTATAATAGTGGATCTGCATCATGGGAAGCTCAATCTATTGCTAATTTTGTTGCTGGAGGAGATTTAGCTGGAACAAATACCTCGCAGCAAGTAGTAAGTTTAACTGGTAGTATTGGTGTTGTAAATATTTCTGCAGCCGCATTAGTATTTGATCAGTCATTATCAACGGTAGCATTAACACAAGCGAATAAAACTTCTGCTGGTAATGGTGGTACTTTATTTATAGGTGGACAAAATGTTACTACAATTGGCTTTGATTCGGGTCCAGTTATAATAGCTGGAGGTTTGCATGCATCTGGAGGAATATCTCCTGGAGTTATAATAGGTTCTAATGTAACGAAACTTTTATTACATGCTACGGAAGTGGCTGCTAATCGTAATATATTAGGTTTATTGGGAACAGTTGATAGCTCTTCAATGCCAGCTAGTACTGGTGATAGAGTTATTTATATTAAAAATGCTGTAACCGCCCCTACTTCAGGAAATCCAGTTGCCGGCACTATTTTATATTCTACATCTGGAGCTTTAAGAATAAAACGTGAATCTGGAAAAGATTTTTTAATTGGAAATTATCTTGATAATCCATTTACTTGGTCTGATGCAGAACCACTTTCAAGTAATAATAATTATGTTATTTCAAAAAGATCAAGACTTGTATATACTGCTGGAAGTGGACCTCAATTAATGGAGTCTATACTTATAAATGCAACTTCTTCAAATGTAATTTGTAAAGTTGATGTCATAATTGTTGCAAAACAAATTGGAACTGCAGAGGGAATGAGTTTAAATCTTAGTATTACTGGAATAAAATCCGGCGCCCCTGCTGCAACATATGTTGGAGTTGGAACTCCAACATATTCAGATATTAGGACAACTGCCGCAGCAGCATCTTGGGCATTGCCAACAATAATTTTAGCTGCCAATAATTTAGAGCTATATTCTGGAACAAGTGGTACTGACAATATTAATTGGTTTGCTAATATTCAATATAATTTTAATACGGATTAAAATGAGTATTACAATTTTAATAGCAAATAGAAGCATTTTTCAGAAAACATATTCAGAACTTTATTCTATTAGTCCGCCAAGCCCAGCTAATTATAATGATGCTGTTACTTTTAATATTACTGTTACTCCTCAAACCGCAGGAGTGGCGGCACCAGATTTTGGATATGTTAAAGTATATGATGCCAATACTAATCAATTATGGGGAGACGGATATATTGCTATATCAGGCTCAGCCGCAATTAATAAAACATTACCAAATAAAGCAGGAAGCTATGATTTAATTGTAAAATATGATGGATATTTATTAGACCCTAGCGCTACTTATGCTGATAGTAAAACAGCAACATTTACTTATATTATTAATCATGGAAACGTAGATACTGTAACTACTTTATCAATTGATAGTGCTACTTTTTCTAAATCTTTAAATAAAAATGTTGTTGCTAAAGTAGTCGGCGGCGCCACATATCCTTCAGGAGTTGTAATTGTAGATGGGTATATAATAGATGGATATAATATTAAAACATATATATTGGGTTTTGGTGGTTTAGTTCATGGCGTTTTTCCCAATAGTATTTCTACCATTACTATTCCTGCTGGTAAAATACCTACTGATGGATATTGGTACTTAAGAGCTACTTATGAAGGTGATGGCATTTATTTAAACCCTAGCACTTCAAATACATTATTAACTACAGTCACCTCACAATTATCAACTAGTAGCGTGCTTTCTGGACCAATAACTGTTGGGGGATGTATGAATGTAACTTATAATATTATAGTTACATCTTCACATGGAACTGTTGATGGGCACGTAACATTATATGCTAAAAACACATCAACAGTTATTTTGGCAACTGGAACATTATCTGGCGGCGGAGCCGCGTTGTTTGTAAATTATGATAATTGGTCGTCAGAATTTGATGGTGGAGATTTTTCAGTATATGCAATTTGCACCGGAAGTAGCTCCTTTGCTAATAGTACTACTAATTCAATAAATGTTCATGTGTCTGCTTGCAAACCTTAATATACTATTATAATTTATAGTATATCATTTTTGAAGTATTAATTTAGGAGATTAAAATGGAATTAGGTTTTGAAGTGCTTTTAAGTTGGCAGTTTTTATTTTTTAGCTTAGTTATAGCGGCAATTACTTTTGTAACTAGAAAAATAGTAGAATATTTTCTAGATAAGCCAGAAGTCCCAGCATCTAAAACAGCTAAATTGTGGACAGAGTTGTTATTACCAATTGGACCAGTATGTACTGGTGGTTTAGTTGGATATTTCTTTAAACAATTTCAATATCCAGATAATCTTACAACAGCTACTGATAGAGTTTTCTTTGGATTAATAGCTGGACTTCTTTCTGGTTTAATTTATAGAGTTATTAAAGGAATGTTAAAAAGTAAATTGCCTGGTGGTCAAGGATCTCCAGATAGTGATGGACCTTCACAAACATTACCTTCTGCAACAACTATAATTTCAAATGTTGCAAAAGAAGTAACAGATGCTATGGCAAATAAAGATAAAAAATAAATATTTGCGTTATATTTATATTAAATGGTAAATAACCAATAATTTAACATGTAAGTGTTAAATTGTTTTGGGAGAAATATGAGCAAATTCCCTTCAGGATATGATTCAGATGTAGAGCTGCCACCAGTTAATGATGATTTAACTGAAGTGGGTGGCGAAGCTATCAATGCTTTAAGAGAAGCAGTCTTTAATATTGAACAAGAAATTGGTTTGGGAGCATCAGGCTCTACAGGCTCTATTGCAAATCGTATTGATGTAAGTTTGTTTCCTGATGGAAAAATAAGACCATCTGCCATTGCAAGTATGGGATTAGTAACATTACCAATTTTTAATTTTCATATTTCAGATACCGCAGAAATTGTTGAAAGCAAATTAAAATTAGATCATAGAACACAAGATTTATTCAATTATATTCAAGACTTATCTGGCGATGTAAATTCTGCATTAGGATGGATTTCCATTACTGGATCAAAATTAGAGCCTCATATTGCAGGAGCAGCATTTAGACATGAGCTAAGACATATTGATGTTGATTATGATCCTAATAATTATTTTAAAAATAGATTTGGATTATTAAGAAACAATACTAATTCATATTATTTGTTTGATGATATTAATAAGGATTATCTTGCGCATCAAAAATCAGATGGAATATTTGCATTAGGTGCGGGTACAGTAGTAACTACTCATGGATTTAATTATCCTGGTTATTATGCTCATCATTCTCGTGGTATTTATTTAGATTCTTCTCAGTTTTTATATTTTCCACAAACATTGCATGATGTTCAACAATTTGCGGATTTTATTGATAGTTCTGGTATTTTCTTATTAGGAACCAGAATACAAAATCTTTATGCTAATGGTATTTCAAGAATTTCTCGTTCATCAACATTGAATTTAGATGGTTATGGACAAGCAATTGTTCCAGTAACAAATGTTTATACTCATTTATTAAGTGGAGGATTTGTATTAAATCCATTTGATGATATTGATACTGGTGATGATATTATTACGTTTACACCAGTGGCACCATTAATTGCAAACAATTCATTTGATGCGCAATTTTCACAAGTAAAAATTGGCGACATAATTAGAGTTAATTATGGAACTGTTGAAGTTCAATTTTTAGTTAAAGAAAAAAAGTATCTTCAGGTTGGCGGAAGAAAAACTTTCTTAGTTAGAATTGATGGTAAAAATTTATTGGACTCTGTTAAAAATGGAGTAAATGCTACCGCACGAATTGATAGACCATTATTCAATATAAATAAATACGCAGTATTATCAGTAGCTAATGCAAACAATCCATTTAATGAAATTCCAAGTTTAATTGTTGGAAATGCTCGCGGTGCGGTCGCACTTGGATTAGGTTTTGATCCAGATTTATTAGATAAAAATCATTATTTATTATATTTGGCGCTTTGCCCAACTGGATTCCCACAAGATGGTGTAGTGACAATGCCAGGTATTGATGTTACTGGAAATCAAGGAGCTACTCCAGGTAATTATACTTTAGAATCAGTATTGTTAGCTACTAATGATGCTTTTAGAAAGAATGGCTATAACTACAGATTCACAGCATTTACTTATAATGGTGAATTTGGAATTATGCTTGCTTCATCTCATAACAATGCTTCATTTTTTATCAATGGATTCATTGTTAATGGCGCAGGATTCTTAGATAAAGCCGCATCAATTATAGCATTTCCTAAAAATGTAGTTGATGTTTTTGCAATATCACCTTCAAGAAACGTAGATCCTCTTGGATTCTCATTCTCAGGATCAAATATTGCAAGCACCCCATTTAAATCTTCATATACTTCAGCTGAAGAGGCACAATATCCAACAAAACTATTTGTTCCATTAAAAAGAAACAATTATTATGTGGACGGTGTTGAAAGAGAAAAACTTGCTAATGATGTATTCCAAACAATTGATCAATATGGTGATGGATATTGGTTTGGAACAATTGTTAATAGAACAGAAATACCAGGTCCTGCTGGAAGGGTTGAAGTAACTTATCGTGTTCAATTAGATTTAAGTACATCTAGATTAAAAGCTGGTAAAACAATTGTGGTACAATCAGCTGGTCAGGGAACCTATTTAGATTTTGGCAGATTCCTTATTAAAAATGTTTCATTTAATGCTTGCCCTGCAGATTATACAGACATAACAATTTATGATGCAGTTCATGCAAATGGAAATTCTCCAATAAGCGGAACATTACAAGTTGGCGCTGTTGCTGAATTATATTTTAGTGCAGATTCAGTTTCATTTAATAGAGAAACCGCAACAGATGATGCCTCGATTACTCCATTCAAAAGACATTTTGAAGTTTATGTTGATAAAAATGGCGAAACTTTTACACATGAAAGAGGAAGATTTGTTAATACTGGAAGCGATTTAGTAACTAATAGTGTTACTTTATATGCATCCTCACCTCTTAATTCTGTAGATATTATTAAAATATCTCCTAAATTAAGAGGATATCAGTTTGGTGTTGTTACCAAGATTGCATTAACAATAAATGATTTTAATCCAGTAAGTACTGGACTTATTGATGGATATTTATCAAGTTGGGATGGAATTAATTTAACTAGAAGAGGTCCACTTACATATGGTAAGATTGGTGAAACTATTAGATTTTATGATGAAACCAATATAGATTATATTGATTTTATTTTCCCAGAATCAATGGTTGGAAGTACATTTATGAATTCCACTATGGATATTCAATTATTTCCAACATTATCATTAGATGAAGAAATAATGTTAATAGCAACATGTGAAGTTAATGATGTTACT